GAGGTATAAAATTTAACATTAATGTTTACCCCATTCGTTGCACCCCGCGCCAAGAACTTGAAACGCTGTCCAACAAAATCTGGGTCAAGGTTTATTTTAATGCTGTTCCCGACTATCCCGCCCAGCGCAAGTTTGTATGTTGTTGCTCCAGCGGGTTTAGTTATAGCGGCGCCCTTTCCAAGTGTTACAAGGTCACTAATGTAATACGCATTCTCTGTACCAAGATAAACATAATGATATGGTAGCTTTTGCGCTTTATACACCAACTGACTCCCCACATACGCTTCCTGTACCTCCTTACTCCCTACATAGAGCTTTTTACTTGAACTACCTAAAGAAATACCCATAGTTATTCCTCCTTATTTCTGCTCTCAACCAAGAGCGTATTTATTGCTAACAGGATATGCCTTAACCTTGCCTTTGCTTCTCCAATATCCCCACACTTCATCAGTATTTCGATAATATCGTAATGCAGCCCTGACAAGATTTTTCGAGTTCGTCTGTCCATTAGTTAACCTCGTCTTTCCATAAGTTCATTTTTGCGCCACAGTGTGGACAATAATCCGTCTTTGCATCAAACCCAATCTCGCAAGCGGAGCAATACTGAATATCACCAGCAGCTTCGCTGTGGAAAGGCATCCACAGCCCGCGTCTTTCCATCGTGATAAGTATGCACTTCATACTCTTACCTCCTGCTCCAACAACTTCAACGCATCCCTGATAGCAAAATACATATGTGCTTCCGCAGGGCTAACCATCCCCCTGTCGCACTCATGCAATATAGAAAGGCATCTCACATCTTCCAATAGTTCTTTTGCTTTAATAATGTTGTCAATCATATGCTTATCCTCCATATTCCCACCCACCCACCACTTATTTTATTCAGTTACAAGGTAAAGTGTGGTCGCAACAGGGTTAGTGGGCAGTTGAGTCACCACCTGAATTGCCGTAACATTTTGAATCATGGGAGCCAGTGCAGACTGTGCAGCATAATAGCTCGCAGGCTGACCATTCAGATTAGCAGCATTGTTAGCGCTTGTTGCACTTGTCGCAGCATCCGCAACCTCCGCAGCGTGAACCTTACCAGTAGCACCGGAACCCACATAGTCAGAGGTTTCCATATAACCCGCAAGGTCAACGCTTGCACCGTTGGTGACAATAGTCAGCACACCACCAGCCTGAATAGCGATGATGTTAGAGTTAATTCTGAACGCATAATCCGGCAGGGAAGTGCCGTCAGGCAATCTCGCAGTAACATTCTGCCCATCAACCGTAAAGGTATCACCAGTACGGAAGTCACCAGTAGCGGTAAAGCGCAGAACAGGAACACCAGCGGTGGCACGAACAATAGCGTGGAGAGTGCCGGACTTATTGTGCGTAGCACTGGTAACACCTGCGCCCTGATTGGCTTTCATAGCTTCGTCAATCTCGTCCCAGTTGGGGTTAATCTGAGTGAGCGGGTTAAAGAGGTCAGCACCCTCAACCTTTTTAAGCTGATAATTAGGTGTATTAGTCATAATACATTACCTCCTTATACAATGATATTCTTACCATTCATGGCAAGCTGGCTGTATGTGAACTTGAGAGCAATAAGAGCATCAACAGTTTTCTGACGAGTGATAAGTTCAGTAACCGTAATACCATCAGTAGCATGAAGCTGTGCAAGATAGTCAAACATCTCCTGAACTGTTACTTTTTCACCAGTAAAATAGTTAAGCACCTTAATGCCGATTATTTCAGAAGCGATACTCTCGAAAATATACTCATTGTTCTCGCTGATTTTCAAATCCATAATATCCTTAAGGCTTTCGCCAAGGTTATGAATTTTTGTATCCATCTCCTCAAGGGAAGCAGCGGTGGTATCAGCAAGGTCAATGATACTCGCATTAAGTTCGTTGTAAAGCTCCTGATATTTACCATCCAGCTTATTGTACTGCTCCTGCACCTGCGCTTCAAATTTTGCAATCTCGTTACGCATATTGTCAAGGGCTTGCTGAATAGCTTCTTGGTCGATTGCATTAACCTCTGCGATTGTTTCCTCCAGCTTCTTATACAGCTTACTCACCATTTCAAGGTAAGACAAGCTATCGTCAAAAACCGTAGGCAGCACAGGGTTAAAGTTCCAATAGGGCAATGGAGTAATCATTTAATACACCCCCAAGAAACATTGATTTAGGTCTTTATCGTTCATCAGCAAACGCACAACGCTGACCACATATCTACGATATTCGTCATACAGTTTGCCTACACTGACCCCATTATAACCGCTGACCAGCTTAACATAATCCGTTTCGGTTTTGCTATCCACAGTGCCGTTAGCATTAACCGTATTGTTGTTAAGCGTAGCAGAAGAAGCGTATACATTGTTCTCTATCTCGTTCATCTGCACAAGGCCATCAGCAGGGGTGCTTTCAACCGATTTGCTATTACCGTTAGTATTAGAGTTGGAACTTGTAGTACCTACATCAGACTTATCCAGCGTTTCCTTATACTTATAATTCGTGAGAGGGTCTATTTCGCTCATGGCCATTTTGAACATACCGTTGTAATACGGCATAATCTCGTTAAGCGTGTTACCAAGATATAGGTCAAATTCGCCAACTGTTTCAAAACCTATCTCACGCATCCAAAAGTGATTAAGGATATACTGATTAAGCACCGGGCGGTAATTTTCATCAAAGATAGGATAAGAGGTAAGGGCATTAAGTTTATAACCGCTTTCGATAATGTACCGCAGTTCGGTTGTGTATTTACTCATCACCCTCACCCTCTTTCTCAACCTTAAGCGGCTCCGTTGTGAAACTCTGCGTAGACTTCAAGGTTTCCATCTGATACTGCGTGAATGGGTCATCCATATCAACCAGCGTAGAAGTAGGCTGACGGAAGTTAACCTCAATGTTAAGGCCGAACATATTATTGATTTTTTTAGCTGCCTGTCTACGCATGAGTAGAGGGCTATATCTGTAACTCATGCTTTCACTCTGCGCTGCTCTAACCTCACCAGCAAGAACACGCTCACTCTTTTGCGTAGCTTCCTGCGTTTCATAGCCAAGGTAAATCATAATCTCGCCCATAATGTGCCTACGCATTTGCGTAAGTTCTTCACCCAACCAAGGAGCATCAGTTTTGAGAACCGTAAAGCTATCCTTATCCACGCTTTCATCAACCATCATAAACGGTTCATTTCCTGCATACTTCAGCCAAATGTTTTTAAGGGTAAGTCTTTGCTTATCTGTGCCCTTAAACAGTACAGGGGTTTTCTGTGCAAGGATATTAACTCGTCTTGCTTGGTCAATCTCGTAAAGCTGTTCAGCGTAGTAGTCCAGCCAAGGGAATGTGGGAGATTTAATCATGTTGTTATAAACTATGACAGAGTTATCCATTGTTAGCTCACGCTGATACCCATTGATAGCCCACACTCTGTATTGAATGGGGTCATTATAGATATTGTAGTCACCGTTAATCATAGCTGGAAGGAAAACATAACGCTTCGCAACATCATCAAAGAAGAAAGCGCCCATAGCATATTCATTAAGGGTCATTTCCAAGAACCGCTCATCAATCTCTTGAGGGAGATTCTCCCACTTAAATCGTGCCATAGCCAGTTCATGCAGTCTACCACGATAGAGGGAATCTAAGATTGAGTTGGAGAATAGTGCAGAGTTGCTTTCATTCTTTAGAGGGACAAAAGGTTTATTCTTTCCCATGCTTTACCTCCTTTCAAGAAGTAGTAATAATGGGATTATCAAGTGTGCCGTAGTTAAATGTACCGTTATGCCAAAGGGTTACACCAGCATCGAACATCTTTTTAACAGTTTCAATAACATTAGCAGGGCACTCGCCAATAACATTGCATCCGATTGTTTGAACAAAATCCCAGTTTTGACGGTTGTGCAGTTCAATATCCTTTAAGTTAGATACTTTATAACCATATTGACTAAAGAAGTTGTCAATGATTTTTGCATACTCTGCTCTAATTGATACACAGTTTGCATAGAATCCGCTCTTACCACTAATGGCATTTGCATCGCTGCTTTCTATTGTACCATTCAAATTATTGGGTATGTGTTCAGCCTGTGCAACCTTAGATAGAGAACCAAGAGTTGCAGTTATACCACCAGCAATAGCAAGTGGATTACCTGTTAGTCCTCCGATTGCTAAAGTTGAAAGTCCTGCACCGAACTCTGTGGCCATACTATATTTATGTTTTGCTAGCCAATCCTGATAGCCATTATTAACCCAAGGCAGTACAGGAAAGCCACTTAAAGATACTTGGTCTTGAATGTCGATATTGTTTCCAGCGTAATTTTCCATTGTAGCAGAAAGTGTTGGTCGCATACCAAAAGGATGAGTAATCTTAAAGAATCCTGTTGCACCACCTGTGCCAATTCGCTCATATCTAAAAGTTTTTGCATCACCACTTGAGGATATGATGTTCAAGGCACAATAGGGATAACAGTACAATTTATTGTTTCTTGGTACAATAGATAAAGTTCTTGCAGGATATGCACCAAGGCTTTCAATCGTGCTGTAATTGTCCCCCACTTTTGTTACAGTAAAAACTCCAACGATAGCATCAAGTTGCGCAGCTTTAGTGTAAGCATCTATAATTGCTTGAGCAGCAACCATAGAAGAATCATTGTTAGCCCTACCGCACTCAATCCAGTACACAGGAAATGCAATACCTCTCACAATAGAGGGGGCTTGTATTTGAGCTACAACTCCCTCACCTAATTCTTGCTTAATATAATCAGGTACTCCGGTCATAGCAATAATGACTCGCATATCTTCAGGTTTGAATAAAGTGTAGGAATGAGCGGTTGTCACATAGTCACCTGTTTCAAGCCCCTCATCAAGAGTATGCGCTCCAATAGCATCATTACTTACCGTTTCACGCTCAACAAAACTCTTATTAAAAGTAAGGTCAAACTGCCAGCTTGCCCACACATCCTCATCCAGTATAAGGGCAGTGCTTTCAGGAGAAAGATACCGCATATCAGTGACGAAAGCGTAGAACCACTTATTACCGTACCGATGATTTTGATAAGCTACATAGTTAATATGATAGCAATTCTCCATCTGACGCTTAATACGCAGCTCTCTCGTTCCATCAATAAACTGAAAGTCTGTGTAAGTAGCAACAGGTACTTTATTAGCAAAGAACTGATTCTGTTCTGTCACACTATCCCATTGGAGAACATTCTGATAGGTAGGGTCACAGGGAATACCACTATACAGTTTTACTATCGTATTAGGTGTTACCATTTTATCCCTCCTTAAAGAATTAGGTGGGGCAGGTGGTTAGCCCACCCCACCATAAGATTAACCAACAGTGATAGTGCAGGTAGCAGTCTTGGAAGTATCCTGAACGGAAGTGGCAGTAACAGTAATAGTAGGGCCAGTTTCCTTAGAGCCAAGAATAACCTTACCCATGGTATTAACAACAGTTTCAGGGTCAGTGTTGCCAGTGAGAGTAAAGGTGCACTTGGAAGTGGGGTCACCAGTACCAGTAACAGAAGTGTTAATCTGAACAGTGCCACCAGCCTTAACAGTAGCTGCGGTGGGAGTAACGGTAAGTTCAGTTACTTTGGGAGTAGCAGTACCGAAAGCAACAGCGTTAGCGAACGGAGAGAGGGAATAAACCATCCACACATGGTAGAAGTAATTCCAATACAGACCCTCACCGTTATATGCGGTCTTAAATGTACGCAGATAATCGTAAACCTGATACCAGTTCTTATCCACAAGAATAGCTTCGATGCCATCATCACCAAGGTCACCGATATTATCTACCACAATAACATGACCGGCAAACTCTGCCTTATCCATGTGGAACGCAGCAGCCAGTACATCAACATCCATTCGAGCGTTGAAGTCAGGAGTAGTAATAAGGTACTGCTCATCCTTGGGAGTGGAAGTCCACACACCTGCATAGTTCATCTGATTGTTAAAGATGGTCATGCCATCAGAAACAGCCTTAATTTTAATCATGGCTTCACGAGCAGATGCAGCATCGGTAACAGCGGTGATAGGTTCAATGATAAATCGGCCGTTATTGTTCCACTCACTGATAAGCTGCTTCATCTGAATGAACTCATCCAGCGTAGCAGACTTATACATAGAATCAACCAGCCCAGCAATGAAACGGTCAAGACTATCGTAAGACATGAAAGCCTTACGAAGCTGTTCATTGGAGATAGTCAGAGGGTAATTAAGCTGGCTATCAACGCTGTGGAATACAGAGGATACATTGGGCAGGTGGCGCTTAAACAGGGTGTCCTGCGCTGCTCTGGGGTCATAAGTCTGCGCCTTAATAACATCAATGTAAATTTCCTCAATGGTTTCACCAACCGCCAGTCTGCCCTTTTTCAGTGCAGCAAGAGGGTTAGTTGCCATACGATTGTTCAGGATAACAAGACCGATACGATTGACCAGCGCATTAACGAACTCATTAGCCTGTGCTTCGTAGGTAAGAATAGCATCGCCAACTTCATGTAGATTTTCTGCTGTGGCTTCAGGGATTCTATCCTGATATACAGCAGTAGCGTTCTGACGAATTACATTCAGAACATTAACACCATTTGCCATAATTATTCATCCTTTCCAGTGTAAGATTCAGCTACTTCTTCATAGGTGAGCTGTTTACCCTCTTCATCATCTTTAATGTCCTCGCTCTGTTTATCCTTAGCTTCCATAAGGTCAGCGTTTCCACCAAAGAATCGGTTAATGTACTGCTCACGCAAGGTATTGTACCTGCCGTTCAGTTCATCGTACTCTGCCTGCGACACACCATCAATTACCTCCATGCTTGCATTATAATCGTCACGCAGCCGGGTAATCATTTCAGCGCCATCGTCAGGGTTTTCATAGAATCCCATAATGGTACGCATATAGGATTCATGTTCTTCAGGTGTAAGTCTTGCCATTATCGTTCACCTCCTTTGTGTAGAATACTGTCAATCTTGTCAACAAGGGATTGCATCACTTTAGTGTTATCCCTGATGACATTAGCCTGTTCCTGATTGTTTTTCAACAGCAGAATACAGACAACAGCCGGGAAGCCAATGCTTGAAATTAGGTTAGTCAATTCAGCCCAATCCATAGCTTATACCTCCTTAAACCTTTATTTCATTAAGCATTTTCATAACTCCCACCCATGCAGCCTTGGCCTTGCCAGTTTCAAACCTCATTTTTCCTTGTTGAAAAAGGACAGTGGCTAACCGCCATACAGGTTGGTTGCGAACTGACTTAACCATAAGCGTATTTGGTGTGTGGTCTGCCATGCTCAATGTGTACTTTAACGGATAAGATGGGTCATAATCTTCTGAACAATACATCAGCCCAACCTTATCATCTCGCCATACTCCGTAAAATTCTCCATTAAAGAAGAACCCAAAGTAATAGTAAGCTGTACCTTGTTTTCTTTCTAAGAACTCATTAGAATCTCTAAGGGCTACATTACCTATTGCATATTCACCGTAAGAAGTTCCTGCTATAATTTTGCCAAACCTTGTCTGCGCCATATGATTAGCAAATTCTTCGCTGCTTACTTTAAGAAGAATAACATCCCCACCCTTAGCTTTAGCAACCGTCTGTTCTCCAATAAGCTGTAAGCCAAAATAGAGAAAGTAGGGATTATAAAGGGAAACATTATTAGCAAGAAATACAGCTCTTACATCTCTATCTCTTGCTACGGTGGAGTACGCTTCAAGGAAAGTTTCAACCTCATTCCTTAAATAGTGATAAGAGGAAGATGGGTCAATAAGAAATTCCTCAAAGATGATTAGTGTAACGCCGGGATAAGCTGTTGACTTCTCTACAATCTGTGTGGAGAGTGTCATGCAGAACCCTGCAAGCTGTTCATCAATATAAAGCCCTTTTGCCGTAGCCTTAAACTGATGGTCAGGAAATTCTTTAGCAACATCTGCAAAGAATGTTGGTACAGACTTCTTTAACTCTGTCTTATACCGGCGCAGGTATACGAACTGTTCACCTTTAGCCAAGAAATTCTTAATGGCTCTTTTCTTTGCAGAATAAGTTTTACCAATACCACGGCCACCCATTATCATTGTAAATAGGGCGTTGTATGATAAGGCACTATCTATATTATAATACATAACTGTTCCTTTCTTATGGTGGAAACAGGGAGTGCATAAGCAAGGTAGCAAACCCAACCGCACCGGCCGGTTTCACCCGGTTGCTGTCCGGCACTGGTACTCATACACCACCCCTGCTCCTAATTATATTATACAACTTTTCCATAAAAAATCAAGTTCGATAATTGGTAAATTTTATTTCGGTTTAATAGTGAACTCTTTGTCTGTTAATACTACGCCACCCCTGACACGCTCATGCATAAGTTTACCAGCAAAAGATGAACCTATCTTAAAGTTATCCGGGGTTACATATTTATAACAACCTTTCGGCATACCTGCACAAGTAATTTTCCAACCGTTACTTTCAGCATATTTCTCCGGGTCTTTCTTCTTAAATTCCTCTGCGCTCTTTCCACATGGATGCTCCATGTAGGTTTTCTGTCTAATAAATACTGCTTCATCTGCTTGCATTTCATAATCCCAAGCACCCAATTTAACAGGGTCAACATCAAGGTTGTCAGGTATCTCATGGCCGATTAAATGTAAGCTGTCGGTGTCAGCGTAGATGAATCTGTCATATACTTTTTGAGCTGCTGTGATGGTGGTGTATCTCGCCCACGCTGTGATATAGCAAGCCATCGGAATGTAAACAGGCTCACGCTTCTCCGGTTCACCGTCGCGATAGATAACCTTATCTTCCTCGTAGTACGGTATCTTAGAACGGCAGCTTATCTTTAATCCAAACTTTCCGTAGAGAGCGTTGAGCATCAACTTAGCAAGTGTACGCATACCTGCGTTACCCTCTATGGTTGCTTCCTGCTTTACCTTAATCCACTTGTCGATATACTCTGTGAACATACCTGTTTTAGACTTAAACATATAACCACCAAGATATTCATATACATATACATCATAGTGGGTGAACAGCAATTCAAGGTCTACGCTTGTTAGAGTAAGAATAACATCTTCACCTTTCGTATCTGTAATATACTCATTAGGAATAAATCCGAGAGTATTCTTTAACTGAATGGTGGGGAGCATACCTTTCTTAACCTTAAACTCACACCTAAGTCTTTGAACATAAAGAGGATAAACAGGGTTATTCTCATACTTGCCCTCAAACCTTACAGGCGTATCATATGGTAAAGGTCTGCTATACATCTGTGATGGATAAAGACTGTTTACATCGAACACAGAAATTTTACCCAACTTCTTTCCTTGGAACCTTGGGTTACAATAGGTAAATCCCCCTCTGTATGCCTTACGAATAATCACATCATCATCCTCCTTAATAGTGGGGAACTTATATCTAAACTTTAATTCTCCACCCATGATTTTCTTATAGTCTGCAAGAGCATTAGAGCCTTGAGTAATCTTTGTCAGCCCTTCACCAAACATTGTGCTAAGAGCCATAGCTACTATGCGTACATCATTCTTAATGTATTCAGTTTCCTGCTCTGTTAAAATGTGCCCAACCTCACGCTTAGCTTTATAATCAATTTCAAGTTTAGAGATAGGCAGTTTGAAACTCTTGGCTATTTCCTCTACGCTAAATGGAATAATCTTTAAGCTATCTATTATCTTAGTACAGATTTTGTTTCGTCCGCTTTTCTTGTGACAGATAGTGATAGTGTAAAACACATTCATGTTACTGATGAGAGTAGTAAAAGTCTTTTCTTCTAACTCTTTAGCGTCTTTAACAAAGGTGTAACCATTACGGAACAGCCAATAGATTATAAACTCACCATCAAACTTGAGGTTGTGAAAGTACAGTGTGTTATTGGCTGAGGATATTCTATCGAACATATCGTCAATAGAGTTCCCAACCGTAGTAGCATAGTCACCCCCTATCTCACAAAGAGCATATGCCCACACCCGGCAATCCTCTTTATCTGTCGTGGTTTCAAAGTCGGCTGTGTATTTCAGAAGCTAATACCAAACACATCTTTAACTCCAATCGCAACCCCATATTCTGCATCAGTTGTTTTATCAGGATAGAGGAAAGAAATATCACCTAACAGGTCTGTGTAATAAGCGTATTGAAATTCCTCCGGGGATAGCTGTTTAAGAGCGTTCAAAATATCTTTGGCTTCTTCTCGCCTTGCTGAACCTTTAATCTCCTTGTCAATTTCTTTAACTACATTTCGCTCAAAGGTTTCAAGATATGTTTTCTTGTAGGCTTCCATCCGTTTCATTTCATCAAGATTAAGAGCCTTATCATACATCTTGTCTTTCCACTTATCATAATCATACTGGCTGCGGAATCGTTCGGGGTCTTTGTAGGTGTATACTCTCTCGCTGAATTTATCCATCCATTGAACCGGGTCAACATTAGATACATTACCACCCATGGTTACACCCTTTTCGTTTATCCACTCTTTAACTTCTTCAATCTTTTCTCTGCCCCTGCGTTCGCTTTCATTGCCGAGAACCATAAGTTCTGCCTGTTCGTTCATGGAATAAGAAGCTCTGTTTCTATAACTTAACTCTCTCGGCGCTTCCATAAAAGCATCAAGGGAACGCTCTAACGAATCAGCATCGTCCTGTGTCATTAACTTTCTCACAGTTTCAGCAGGGTTGATAGTTCGTATCTTTGAAGTAGGATTCAGGTTTGTGTTAATCCATCGTGCCATCTTGTTTCGCTCTTTAATCTTGCTTTGAAGTCTGGCTCTTTCGGCTTCGGAGATAGCCATGGATTATTCCTCCCTTACTTTCTTATCATCGTGCGGAAAATCTTTTTCTTTAAGCCACTGGCAAACCTCATCATATTCTTCATCAGTCAAGCCCCAAATGGTTACTTGCCATACATTCTCGCCAGCGGAATAACCGTTAAGGTTGTTGTTCTTCATAATGGCAGGATAATCTTTGAAGCTCTTGTTCACATCTACAAAGCCCTTGATGCCATTACACAATCCCTTAGCACCATACTGCCACATACCACAGGGTATAGCAGGTTTTCTGTTCCAATTGGCAATCCAAAAATCGTGTGCTTTAAGGTTGGCCTTTATCAGCTTGTTATTCATCCACGCTTCTGAACAATAAATGCCAGCATAATAACCTGCTTCCTCAATCGTTTCACAAAATGCTTTAACGCAAGCTGTGCGTGTGATAGGGTCAAGGTTATCTGCTCTGCCAAGGTTCTGCCTGTGGCCGCTCTCCTCTGTGTCTATATAAATAGGATAGTCAACTTCTAACCCTCTAAGCCTTTCGAGAGTGAACAAGGCTTCCTCTTTGGCTTCTTCCTCTGTGGTTGCTTGTGTAAAGAAGTAAACACCAAATGGTATACCTCTTTCGATGCATCCATTAAGGTTATACTTCCACCAGCCATCCTCTTTAAGAGTGCCGTCACCGTAACCACGATAGCCCACACGAATGATACAAAAGTCGGTTGCTGCTTTAACCTGCTTAAAGTCTATCTTGGAGTAGGTGTTGTTGGCATAGCTAATATCAATACCG